ATCTTCCTTATCAAAAGTTTCAGTAGTTAGAAAATCATCTATTAGATTTTTAATATTTTTATTGTTGAAATAAGAATTTGTTCTATATTTCTTTTTAAAATACTTCTGCTTATTTCATCAGTTTCTGTATTTAGTTTGCTTATAATTAATTTATCAATTTCATCTATTTTAGTTTTTATTTCTTTATTACATTTATTATTAAAAGTTTCATATTGACTAATAAAGAAAACTTTAATTTCTTCTATAAGTTTATTTTTTTCTTGTTCCAATCTTTTTACCTCTTAATATTTATAAGTAACAAATATTTCATCTTTATTTTTTAATCTTGCATCTGATAAAGTTACCTTATTTTTTTTTATTTTTGTTATGAAATTAGGAGTAACTATAATTTGTCCATTTTTGCTAACGATAAATATATCATTAATAGATATAGGTTCATTTTTTAATTCTATTTCAAATTCATTTATTCCAATAGACTCAATTATTGCTATTTCATTTAATCTAATTTTATTATAATTATTATTATTCATTTCATTATATAAACTTTCAAATAGATTAATTATAACTTCATTATCTAATTTTTGTTTTCTTAATTGTTCAAAATTAATTTTCATTTTTTACCTTCCCAAAAAAATTTAATTTATCAGATATATTTGTATTTTGCTCAAATACTTCAACTATAACTATATCATTTTCGTTATGTAAATCATATTCTAAATTTTTTTTAATTTCTTTATTTTCATTTAAAATAGAACTAAAATTATCCGTATTTAATATTTTTAAAAATTCATTATATTCTTCAGTTTTTAATTTATAAATTTTAGTTCCAGAATTAGAGCCATAAAATATTTTATTTAATTTTTCCAAATCTTTCAATTTATAAGCTATTAATCCTTTTTTTCTTATTGTTCCTTTTGTATAGTGATAAACTTTAAGTTCTTTTATATAACCAGTTATGTTCCCTATACCTGTTATAAAAATGCCTTTAAAAAGTGTAGAAGAATTGTTAATAAATAACTTATCAGAACTATTTTTGTTAGAAACAATATTTTCTAATGAGCCATTTTCTCTTATACCAAATATAGAAATAGTAAATTCATTATATAAATTAATAAAAATATCTTGTATATTGGATAAGCCTTTATTAAAATAAACAAAAATACTATTTTTTTCTTCTTTTATTGTAAAGGCTATTTCTTCTAAACTTTCATTAGATTTTATAACTGATTCGTTTGTAAAAACTAGATTTCTTTTATAGATAATATCATAAGGAATAACATAGTTATAATATTCTTTTAATGATTTCATTGAGAAAAATTTATTTCCAAGAGAAGAAACTTTATCCAATTCAAAATATTCTTTATCTAATTTTTCAATTTCATTTTTTAATCTTTCTTCATACTCTTTATAAGAATTAAAAATAAAATTATATTTGAATAATACTTTTTCTAATTCGTTTTTACATTTTAAGAAAGTATTTTTTTCTAAATAAAAATTATTATTAATGTAATCATCATTCAAAAATTCTTTGATTCCAAAAAGTTCATTATCATCTATACTATTTTTTTCATATAACGAATTTTCTTTAAACTGTTTAATAAATTCAATATATTTTTCTTTCATTTTATCACTGTCCTTTTAAAGAAAATTCAAACAAAATAGGGGTAAAGTATTCAGAATCTATAACTGATTTCTTTTCTTTATATTGATAACTAATATAAAATTCATATTTGTTAAAAAAAGATGAAGTATATAATAAACTTTTTTCTTTATCAAAATAAAAATTTAAAGCATTCTCATTATCTTTAATTGATTTTTCATCATCTAAAAATTTCAATTGAGCAATAACTTCTTCAAAAGTTTCTGATACATTTTTTATCTTATCTTGTTTCAGAGTAATTACGCCAGCGGAATTTTCAAAATAATCATCTATGTTTTTTTGTAATTCTATAAATTTTTCTCTTAACTTTTCTGATGATGAAAATGGTAAAGTTATTTTGATACTTTCTATAGAAATATCTTCATCTCTTAAAATATAAATGCCTTTACCAAAAACAACTTCTTTTGATTCTAAAATTTTTTCTTTTACTATTGTTTCATTATTTCTCTTAACTTCTTCTTCACTGTCTTCTATTTTTATAATAAAGTCATTTCCTTTTTTTAAATTAAAAATAGCTTCATTTTTGTTAAATTTTATTTCGTTATAAGTTTCATTATTTTCTGAATATGAAAAAATTAATTTTTTAAAAGCTTCATTTGATTTTTTTGTTAAATTAAAATTTTTTATTTCTTTATTATTTTCTATTAGTATTTTAATAAAGTTTTTATCTTTATATTTTATAGAAAATAACTTCAAATAATGGTTATCTTCATTTATCATTTCATCAAAATTGAAAATTATTTCCTTTATCATTTTTGGTTCAAAAATATATCTTGAAACAAAATTGTCTTTGTTATTTGAATTAAAATATCTAAAATAATTTTCAAAAAAATTATCAACATAGTCATCATATTTTATAATTATATTTTTAGGAACTAATGGTAAATTTGTTTCTTTTGAATAAAAAGAGTATTCCATAGAATTAATCGGATATTTTTCTTTAATTTTATAAGAAACACTTTTACCATCTAAACCAAATGTAATATTTGAAATATCTATTTCAGTAATGCTTTTTGGCCTTTTTACTAAACAGCCTAATTCTTCATTAACTTCAAAATCTTTATTTTGTGTTATATCATCACTGTTCAAAAAATCAAATAACTTAATATAATTAAAAAATCTATTATCAGACAAAGATTTTATTTCTTTTTCATGTCTATCAATTTCATTGAATCTAATTTTAAATTTTTGAGAATTCCTTTCTTTTTTATTATTTTTTTCATTTTCCAGAGAACTTATTTTTATTTTTTGTTCAGTTATTTCTTCTTGAATTTTATTTATTTTTTCTATTAAATTTTTTATATCTATACTATACATTAAGAAATCACCAAATTTTTCTTTATTTTATAATCAATACCGTTTTTATCATTTAAAGCTATTAATTCTATATTTCTTACTTTTTTATTAATATTTATTTCATATGAATTAAAAGAAGGAAGATATTTTACTATTATTTCATCATATTTAATATCTTCAGAAAAATACAATTTATTGTTTTCAAATGAATAATCTTTATTGTATTTTAATTTTAATTCGTTCCCAAGTTTAAATATTTTGTCATTTAAAATACATGAATAAAAATAAATATTTTCCTTATTGGTAATTTCAAAGTTAGATTTATTCTTTTTTATCAATTCAAAATATTCTGAAAATAATCCATCATGATTGTATGGAATAATATTAAAATTCAAAACTTCTCCATCAAAAGTATTTATTTTTAATAAATATGATAAACTTATGTCAGTTTCAATGTTTTCTATTTCTATTTTAACTTTATTTATTTGCTTTATATTTTCAAATAAAATCTTATTATTTTTAAAATCTATTTTATTATTAGAAATTCCGTTATTATAGTTTAAAACTAATTTATCTATTTTTTCATTTTTAGCTTTTATTATATTTATAAATAAATTGTTTAAAATATCTGTTTTTTCTAGTTTTAAAAATTCATCTATTTCATTATTTAAATTAGTTTTAGCAATACTTATTAAATCAATTAGATTTTCAAAATTTAATTTTTTAAGTTCTAATTCTTTATTTAATAATTGTTTTTCTATTAATTCTTTTTCTTCTTTTGATTTTAAATTCATGAAATCTTTAATCATTTTACCTCTTTTTAGAATAAGTATTGATAAAAAATCAATACCTATTCATATATGTTACTAACTTTGAAATTTATTATTTTAAAATCATATTCATTGTTAAGATTTAATTTAACAGAAATATTAAGAACTTTCCAATTTTCTTCGTTTTTTTCTTTATACATAACAACTTGTGTACTTTTTAAATTATTAAAACTTATTATTTCTAAAGTATTATCAGTAGTATCAATATTGCAAATTATTTTTTCATCAGAAATATTTAAAATATAATTTTCTCCAGTAGATACTTGAACTGTTAAATCGCCAAAATTAATTAAATTTACTAATTCATTTCTTCCTTTTTTTCTAGCTTTAACTTCTATATTGAAGTTTCTTAAAGTTGAAGAAGATAACTCATAACCTTCATTTACTTTTCTTTCATTTACATATATATAATAATCAACATCTTTTCTTTTATTTTCTATATATAAATTTTTAGGATATTTTATTATTGAACCATTTTCTATTCCAGAAAATTTAGGTTTTTCTATTTTTTCAGAAAACATTTTGACTGATTTATGTATCATATTACTTTTAGAATAATTAGAATTATTAATTGGATTTTCATCTGTTAGTATAACAAAAATATCATAATATCCATCTTTTATTGGTTTTGTTAAATTTTCATTTTCTATTGAATTATAAACACCTTCTATAGATTTAACAAACCAATCTTTTTTATTAAAAGAATAATATATAAAATTAGCTTGTTCTGGATTATTTATTTTAACTGTAAAAATTAAAGATGAGTTATCAATTAAAACATCAGAATCCGTTTCTATTATAGGATCTTCTATTATTTTAATAGAATTATTTATTAATACTTTAACCGATTCTTCAGTAATGCCCATTTTGTTTTTATATCTTAAATAAATATACGTATTACCGTTTTTTTCTTTTATTAATTTATTTTCATCTATAATAAAATAATTATAATTTGTAGAAACAAAATTCTTATTATCATACGAAACTTCATAAAATTGAGCTTCATCTATATATTTCCAAGAAATTTTATTAGAAGAAAGTGTAATTTTATTATTTATAATTTCATTAGACAAATCTATTTTCTTCATATAACTTATTTGAAAAATAAAACTATTTTCTTCAGTTGTTCCATATATATTTTTACCTTTTACTGTTAATTTATACAATCCTTCTCTAATAGAAGTGTAATCACTGTATTCAAAAGAAAAATATTTTTTATTCCCAACATCTATAAAACTATTATTAGAAGCTCCAACACCAGTCATTTTAGTATTATCATTTATTAATGGCATATAACTTTCAATTATTTGATATTCGCCTTGTTGATTTTTTTCAACTTTATCTAATTTAACAGAGAATTCATTCACTTCTTTGTTAGTAGAATTCCAACTTATATTAACAACACCATCTTCTAATGTATAATAAACTTTATTATTATAATCAAAAATAGGTATAAGTTTACTTCCATTATCTATAAAAAATTTATAAAATTGAACATTACTTATATTTCCACTTTTTTCCTCAATCCAATAAGCTAAATACTTATAGCCTTCTTTTTCAAATAAAAACTCTTCGGTTTTAAAACCATATATATTTTGAGTTCCATAAGATATAAATTCAATATTACTTGTTTTGTAATTTGTATTTTTAGATAATTCTATTTTATTTATTTCATCAATATTATTCAAAAATTTATAATGTATTTTATTTACATTATTACTTAAACTTCCATATAAAGTTATATTCTTTTTAAAAAACTTATCATTATTCAAAAAAGAAATGTCGTATTCAAGTTTTGTATCTATATAAAAAGTTTTTTCATATGGTAAACTTTTTCTACCTAATGGATCTATAACTACAAAATCAATTAAATATCTTCCATCTATATCGTGTTTATTTTTATTATCAGTTGTTATATTTTCTATAATATCAATTATATTATTATCATCTTTTTCTCTTATTATTTTGTACTGTGAATTTAAAGGAGTTGATAAAAAATTAACATAAAAATTATTTAGTTTAAAATAATCATAATTATTTTGAATATTAGGTATATCAGAATAATTAAAAGTATCAACCATATAGCTTACTTTATTATCATTTGAAGAAAAATATTCAGAAGTGTTATTGTTATTAGGAGTAGCACTTATTATTTTAGGTTCTCTACTGACTAAAATAATTTTATAAGAATAATATCCAATAGTATTGTTTATATTTCCAAATTTATCTCTTGTAACAAATCTTAATTCCCAAATACCCTCTTCTTGATTATTAATTTTACAAAGTTTAGCAATATCTGTAAAAGTATAATTTCCGATAGATTTTGGTATAGGCAATGTAGTTGAATATATTTTGTTTTTATCTGGAGAAATTAATTCTATCTTATAAAATTTACCTTTTATTTCATTCTCTGTTTTACCTAATGGATTTTCATCTATTAATGATTCATCATGAATTGTACTAAATTGAAGATTATTTAAATCATTAGTATAAGAATATTCATTACTTTTTCTACTATTATAAACTTTTACTTTACCAGAAATGTCTTTAGAATAAATAGGATTAGATGGATTACCAGTTTTATTTACGATAACAGGCTCAGATTCAAACAATATTTTTTTTCCATTTTTATCAACAACACCATCTGGATTCTTATAATTCCATTCATTGACTATTAATTTATAATAACCTAATTTTATTTTATGATTACTATCTTTTAACCATGTAATATTTTTAAATGTCCATTCTTTAGTATTAGAATTATTTAAATAATAAGGATCTTCTATTTTTGTAAAGTTATTTTCATATTGATATTCTTGTATACCATCTGGAGAGTAAGCTAATACATAATAATAACCATCACTATCTTCAGCTTTTTTAATTTCAAACTTAAATTCTTCATTTATTTTGTTTGTTAATTCTTTTTCTGGCCTAACTATCATTTCTGATATTAATTTAAATTCAAATTCATAAGGAACACCTTCGTTTCCAGAATAATCATAAGCTATTATTTTACATTTATATTCACCATTTTCAAATGGTGTTTTATTTATCATTTTAATAGTTCCATATTCTTTTGAAGCTTGAATTACATAATCTGGATAATCATTATATGTACTTGTATTTGAATTTTCTTTAAAATAAAAGTGAACTTCTTTAAATTCCCATCCACTATATTTTTTAGAATGTGTATTATTTATAATATCTATTGAAAAATATTTTTTATTTATTATTATTTTGTTGTTTTCAATTTTATGTTGTTCTTCTGGAATATTAATAACTACTTGTTTAGGTTTTTCATTATAAATATAAAAATTTATAATTTTTTCTTCACTTTCAACTTCATAAGGATTTACTGTTTTAAGAATCATCAAATATTTCCCTTCTTCTTTAAAAATATTTTTTTGTATTTTTATTATATTTTCATCAAAATTATTACCAATAAAATTATATATATTTTCAGCCAGTATTTCTTTTCCATCTTTTGTTATTTTATACTTTAAAGATTTATGATTAGAACTTCTTCTTATCTTTAAATCTAATGTTTTTCCTTGATTAGTATTTAAATAATAATATAAAGAAACATTATTTGAATCCGTATTTAGTTTATCAAATAATGGTGTTTCTAGAAAAGTTTTATTTTCCCCATAAAATTTTTCAACTTCAATAGGCCCTATATTTTTTAAAGAATTATAAACCCCTACAGTTCCGTTTTCTCCAAATTGTATTTTTTGATTCCTTATTAATCTAATATCATTATCTAATAAAGGATTAGAAATTGTAGGAATTTTAAATTCAACAAAATTTTCACCTTGTTCTTTAAACCAAGCATCTAATATTTTTACTTTAAATTTTATCTTTTCTGAAGAATTCAAAAAAACTTTAGGTATTTTTATATAGTTATTAGTTCCTATAAAAACAAAATTATTTTCTTTAGATTTATAAGAAATAGATGAATTTAAAGGAATACCTTTTAATGTTTCTTTATTATTTTCAAAATCATAAATATAAACTTTATTCAAATCATTATATCTTTTACTAAAATCTTCCTTATTTTTTTCTAAAATTAGTTCTTGTTGCAATATCCAAGGTTTTATATTTTCATCTAAAAAAGATTTAGAAACATTACCGTAAAAACTAATCATAGAATAATATTTATAATTAGGTATAGTCCACTTTATAATTCCAAATTGTTCTTTTGAATTAACGTAATTACTATAATCTATTTCTGGAACAAAATTTTGTGATTTGTATATAAAATGAGGATTTTCTATTTCTTTTTTATCTAATAAAAAATATTTATTATTTGTACCTATGTAAAATTCTAAATTAATTTTAGATAATCCGTTATCATATTTTTTAAAATTGTTTACAGAAATATAATTTAAATCACTATAAATAACTTCATTTCCTATTACTATTTTATATTTAAAATTTTCTAAATTAAATAAATATGTATCTAATTCAAAATTATATTCTTTTTTAAAATTAGTAACTTCAATTTGTTTTTTATTTATCAAGTCTTTTAAAATTAAAAATTGTTTTGTTATAGGTTTTGAATTTATGTAATCTTCTTGGATGGTTGCATTTATTTTTAGTTCTATTGGTTTTTTAAAATCATTTTTTGAAATAAAGAAATATGTTGAGTAATTATTTAAAACATTAAATGTTTTTTTATCATATTCTATTGAAAGCTTTTTAATAATATTATATTTGTGTTTTGTATTTATTGAACATTTGTAATATTCTCCAAAATCATCAAGTTGAATTATGAAGTTTATAGGATATTTGTCTATATAAATTCCAAAATAATCTTTTAGAATTTTTTCACCATTTTTTTCAACTACAATATAATAAAATTCACTATTTAAAGTTTCTTTTTTTGGAATATTAAATAATATTTTATTTCCTATAATTCTATTTATTCTAATTAAATGCTTATCCCCAAAATTTCCAAGAATAAAAAAATCATATTTTAGATTTTCATCAATAACTAAATCTAAATTTTTAAATTCATAAAAATATAGAAAATCACTTATAGATATATTATAAAATAAATTATAATCTATATAAAAAGGATAATTTATATCATTGTCAGTTATTATATTAAATTTATAATAATCTTGAAAATTAGAAATAGGTTCTAACTCTATTTCAAAATTTAATAAATCATAAGATTTTTCTTTTATATCTAAATCATTTTCAAAAATATTGTAATTTAAAATTTTTTCTTTTAAAAAAGTAGAATCCCAAGATTTTGTAATTATTACTTTTTTTGGAATATTAGAGTTAATATTTTTAATAATTGCAAAATATCTATTATTTCTTTTTTCAACAATTATTTTCATAAACTATCCTTTCAAATTTTCTATTTCTTTTTTTAAGTTATCTATTTTTAAATTTAATTCTTTTATAGATTCTATTATTAATGAATGTAAACCATTGTAATTGACTTCTAAAATATTGTTTTTTTCATTTACTAATTCTGGAAATACTTCTTTAACTTCTTGAGCAATAATTCCTGCGGTTTTATTTTTAAATCCTTCTTTATAAAAAGTATATCCATTTAATTTAGAAATTCTTTCTAAAGCGTTATTGACTTTTTTTATTTCTCTTTTTATTCTTCTATCCGAAGTTAAAAATAAATCTCCAGATAATTTTATATTTCTTCCAACATTTATATCTGAACCAGTTGTTATCATTTTAAATGAACCAACACCAGATGATGAAATGAAAGAAGTTCTATTAAATGTGTTGTTTTGAGTATATCCAAAATCAATTCCACCAGCATTATCATTAGAAGAATTAGAAGCTGATATTTTAAAACTTTCAATACCAGAACCTTGTGAACTATGAGTTATATAACCATTTCCAAATCTAATAGAAGCTACTTCTCCGATATTTTTTCTAATTGCTATTATATTATTACTTAAATTTATATTTCTTGCTGTTAAATCACCTTTTACTATACCGCCTATTTCTTTATTTAGATAACTATTAGGAGCATCAATAGTTGAATTTAATTTATTTATTTCATCAGTAACTTTTGTATTGAAATTATTTATATCATCATAAATTTTAGTTAATGTTACATTCTTAATATTAGAAATTTCATTTTCTATGTTTTCTATTTTTATTTTTTTTAAATTTTCAATTTTATTTTCAGTTAAACGAGCAACCTCTTTCACCATTTTAGGGGTAGCGGCTTTAATTGTACTTTCATCATTAATATCTGTATTTAATAAAACCAAACCTTTTTTAGAAATTGTTGCTTCTGGAACATTTTCTAATAAATCCCAATTTATTTTTTTTTCTTTTTTTAATTCGTCAGTTAATGTTTTTGAAAAACTTGATTCAAAATTATTTTTAAACTTTTTTAATCCGTATAAAGATAATATTTTTTCCTTATCTTCTTCCTTAGGTTCATCCTTTATATCTTGTACTAAATTAACTTTTAGTCCAGAATTATCTATTAATAAACTTTTTCCAGAAAGTTTAAAAATAGGAGAACCATTAATATCATTTGTAACAATAGAATAAGGTAAAAAACTAGTTTTATTTTCTATATTCGGTAAAAATAAAATATTATCAATTACAGTATTTTTCTTTACATTACTTAAAATATAATTAAAAATAATTATACTTTCAATTATATAAGTGTCAGAACTATTAGATATAAACTCTAAAGTATTTTCAGAATTTAATGCTGGTAATAAATTTGTTTTCTCTTCTTTTATAAGGTTTTTATTTTTATAAATACAAATTTTTACTTCATCATTATATATATCTATAAAAACTTCCTTAGGCCCTGTTTCATTAATTGTTAAATTTATTAATTTATTCTTTGAAACTTTTAAAGTAATAGCTTCATTATTTATATTTGAATCTATTTTTAAATACAAGGTTTTATTAATTATTTCATCATTAATTTTATAAATTAATTTATTTGAATCTATTTCTAAACCTTTGTTTTTAATAATATGAGCAACTTCTTTGTTTTTTAAAATCATATTGGAACTGTCAAAAACATTATTTTTTGGATTTATATATGAATATAAATCTTCTATTATCATATTATTTTTACTTAAAATATATCTTAATTCAGTTTTAAGTAGTGGATGAAGAGTATCTTTAGAACAAATAAAATTATTATCATTCCCTATAAAATAAAGATAAGGAGTGAAACATTCTAAAGCTTTTACCTCTTTATTAGGAGTATATTTTATTTTGTTAATATTTATAAAATCATTATTAAAAAATCTATAAGTATAGAGTATGTTTTCATCAAATATAAATAAATTATTACTACTTGTGATTTTTATTTTTGCTTTTTCACTAAAATTTATATTTGTATTATATTTTTTTAAAACATTTTTATCTTTTTTATTTATTACGTTTATTGTATTATCAGATAAAAGAGCAAAAATATAATCTGAATTACAGGTAATATCTTTTATAATAAAATCACTAGTAAATATTTCTTTATGAGATATATCATCTGCTTTTTTACTTTTTTGTATTATTTTTCTATCTAATCCAAGATAAAAAGCAAATTTATCTAAACAAGCTGATTTGATATCTGAATTTACATAAATATTTAAAAAATTTAATGTTTTTGTTTTTTTGTCAAAAACATAACCAGTTTTACCATTTATACATAGAATTTCGTTAGTATAATGATTATTTACAATAAAATCAAAATCTTCTTCAGAAATTTTATTATTATCTTTATCTGTTAACTTTTTATTGTTTAAATAGTATAAATTTATATCTTTTGATTTTATATGTTCTTCTTTAACCTCTGAAAAATGTTCACTAGAATCATTTGATAATTCATATAAGTTTTCTTCTATAAATACAGTTTCCCCTAATTTATAACTATTTTTATAATCATAGATACCTCTAAACCTATTGTTTATCTTAGTTAACAAATTCATAACAGCTTCTATTTGTTCTATTGAAGTGTTCCATTTATCAGCATTAAACATTGGGCTATCTGTTAATGCTTTTATATTATTTAAATTTTCCAAATATTTTCACCTCTAAAAATTAATTTTCTTATTAAAACTTTCGATTTTTATAGAATCTTTTAAATCTATAAATTCATGCTCAATATCTATACTTTTAAAATTATCTATATAAAATTTATCATAACTTGAAGTTGAGAATGTTTTAAAAACAGTTTTTTCAAAATTTAATTCCTCATTTATTTTTTCAATATAAATAGAATTATCTAATATTTTATTTAAATAAATATTGCCATTAATGTCTTCAATTAATTTATTATTTGAAAAAATATATTTCTTATTTAGTTGAATTTTATTATAAAAATTCTTTATATCAAAAAATTCATTTTCTTTTGATAAATAACAAATATCATCATAACTATTTTTAAAATAAATAATTTTTTCTCCATCAATTATTGAATTATTTGATAACTCTATTAAGTGAAAATCTTCAAATTTAAAATTATCTGGAAGAATTATACTGATTTTATCAGTTAAATAATTCAACTCGAACATTTTGTTTAATGAATCTTTTTCTAAATTTATTCTTTTAACACTGTTTTCTTTTGTATTATATATAAAAATTTTTACATTAAAATCTGTTGGAAGATTACTAAGTTTTGTATTAAGACTTACTAATTCTATTTTTTTTAATTCCTTAAAATTTATTTTCCCATCTCTTTCTATGGTATGATAATCTAAAATATTTTCGTAAGCCTTTATTGGTTCAAAATAATATTTTTCATCACTATTTACAGAAGTATAATAAAATTTAGAACCTTTATTTTTGTTAAAATAAACTATTATTCCATTTTTATATTCTTCAACAAAATAATTATTAATATATAATCCATCATCTTTAAAAATATTAATTTCATCTATTGAAAAATTTTCTATATAAACTTTATAAAATAATGGAACATTTTGAAATTTAGTTGTAGCTAATATATTTTTTTGATTATCTATTATATATTCAAGCTCATCGTTCATTAAAATATCAATGTTTTTTGTTGTTTTACCATTGTTTAAAAAATTATTTATACTAGGTATATATACTTTATAGTCAGCTATATTTGGATTTTCTATTATATCTATTTGATTTTTATTTTTTTTAAAATATAATGTTTTATTTTCATTATTTATCCAAAAATCAGTTATATGATTTTTTTTATTTATCAACTCAAATTTATAATCTTTTATATTTGTATAAATTATTGTGCAATTATTTCTAGGAAATAAAAAATTATTTTTAATTTCATAACTAGAATCAATATAAAAATCTTCTATTCCGTTTAAATCAAATTTTTCTCCAACTTTTAATTTTCTTTTTATTGAGTTGAACAAAAATTCTTTTTTGTTCCAATTAAATAAATTTTTAAAACAAATTGAATTTTCTTTTATATATGATATATCAAAAGTTTCGTTATTTTCTTTATTTAAAAAATATTCAACATTATTTTTAGAAGAATATATTTTTTCAAAATCTTTTTTTATTTTTTGCTGTTTGTAAGGATAATCATCTGTTACATTTATTTCAAAAATATAATTTTTAGGAAAATTAAATGAAACTAATTGAAATTTCAATTGATAAAAATAAAAAATATCATTATTAGATATTTCTATTTTATCTAAAATTCTATATGTGTTATTTTCTTTTATTAATAAAGTAACAGTATTGTCTTTTATGTTGATTTTATAATTTCCTTTTTTCATTTTATAAGAAAAATTACCAGTTATATTAAAGAAGTTATCTGTGTGATTTATATGAAAGTCTGGATTCAATTTGAAAATGTTTTTTTCTTTATCATTTATATTATCATAATGATTTTTTATTATAAAATAATTAGTTCCGCCATTAAATGTGTTATCGAATTTATTTTTAAAAATATTTAAAAACATTTCTTTTTCATATGTAGAAATTTTTCTATTTTTTATTTTGAAATTATTTAATCCTAAAAAATTAAGATAATTATATATATTGTTATATTCAACTTGAACTTCTTCTAAAAAATAATTTTTATATTGCTTCATTTCTCCATGATGATTAAAATAAATAAATTCATTATCTATAAAATAATATTTTTTATATAATTTTATTTGTTTTATTTTATCATTTAATAAATAAACTTCATTTCCGTCTATAAAAAGTATTTCTTTATAAAATTTATCAGCATCATCTTGTATTAAAATATTAAAAAATAATTCTTTTGTTTTAAAATGTGAATTTTCTTCATTATATTTAAGAAATTCTTTAGCTAAATGAGTTTTTGCTAAGTATTGTTTGTTTTTGTATTTATATAAAATATAAACAAATAACTGATTATCTATTTTAACATCTTGAATCTTTAAATTGTATACATTAAAAAAATATTCAGTTTTTCCAGTTTCATTATTATACAAAACTAAAAATGAATTTTCATAAAAATATTTAAATTCTTTATCTTTAATTTTGATTGTTTCTGGAAATAAATCTTCAAAATTTTTTATATATTTTACTTCATTTTCTCCGCCAGCGTAATTGTATTCTGAAAAAGGATAATTTTCTTTTTTAATTTCGTTATAACTAAATTTTTTTAATGCTTTTATTATTTGTTCTTCATTTTTACACTTAATTAAAATATCATTTTCAGAATCTTTGAATAATAAATCATCTGTAATAATTTTAATTTTATTTAAAGTATCAGACTCATTGCTTGCAAACATAGAAAATAATTCTTTTATTGTACTGTGTTTATTATCTATTCCATTAGTTATTCCGTTGAAAAAAATCTCTGTTATAATATTTGCCATTAAATCACACTTCCAAATGAAATTATATTTTCATCTTTTATTTTTAATTCATTCTCAAGTATTTTTGAATAAATAAAATCTTGATAATTATTTTTATAAAAAAATTGATATTCTATTTCGATTAAGTCGTAATTTAATTGTATTTGAGGTCTATTTGAAAAGAATTTTTTTAATTCAATTATGAAATCTGTTTTACTAAAAACTATATTATCATTTTCTACAAAAACAGAATTAAAGTAATTTTTCATATGTTCTTCTAGTTCTTTTATTATCTCTTCATTATATGCAACGTAATAAATTTGTTCTTTTATGTTTTTTATATTAAACATATATAAATTTGGATTAACTAACTCTACAATAGAGTTTTTATAATAATCAACCAGATGCTTATTAGAATTTATTATTTCATCTATTTTAGATAATTCTTTTGGATAAATTATAATTTCAGTTATATTATCATTTTCTTTAATTTTAATATTTTTTATTCTTTCATCTTTTAATATTTCATATTTGATTTTTTCTTTATTATTATATCCGTAAGATTGTAAGATATTTTTAGCTCTTTCTAGAAATTCAAAATCTGTTTCTTGTTCAACATTATTAATGTTAAAACCTAAAAAAATTAAATTTGAAGAAATATCTTTTATATTACCAGAATCAACAGAAACATAATTTTCATCAAATATAACAGAACCATTATTTCCTATAATTTGTTTTACTATTTCTTGTTTAGATATTTTTTGAACAATTAAAAATTCTTTTTCATTACATATGGAAGTATTTTTAATGTTTTTATAACTGTTATTATCTATATTTATTACACAACCTTCTTTTATAATAAAAGAATCGTTATTTGTGTTAAACTTTAAAACTAATGTATATAACTCATCATTGTTATTTTTTTTTCTAATTATATTAAAAAATGATAAAAATTTATCTAAATCTTTGCCTTTTAAATTTTCAAAAATTATCCCATCTAATAATTTTTCGTATTCTTTTTTAAAAGAAGCATTAACTTCAAATAAACTTTTTAAAATATCATAATCAAAACTAGAGTTATCTATTTTAAATCCAAGTTTTTCAGATATTTTTTCTAAAAAAATATTAAAATTTCCATTTTCTATATTATACATTTTTACTCCTTAGCCAATTATAATTTCTTTATGCAAAAGCAATTTATTTTGTTCTTTTTCTTTTTTATAAAAAATTATATTTAAAGAACTTTTATTGTTAGTAAAATGAAAATTAATTGAATTTAATAAATATTGATAGTTTTGAAAAATATCATTTATTTTTTTTTGAATCATTTCTCTAATTTCAGAATCAGAAAAGTTATTTCTTTTATATAAAATAAAATTTTTCTCTAACCATTTTTTATGAATAAAATGAGTTAACAACAAAGTTCTTGAAATTCTATAATCTGTTTCTATTTTATCAGACATAACAAAATCTGAAAAATATTTACCATTATCTATATCTAAATCTCCATCTTCATTAATTGAAAATAACATTATTAATCACCTTTATTTTCTTTCTTATAATAATTAACAACCCATTTATTTTTTTCAAATCCATTTAGAATTGCTAATTTAACCATCTTTTTTCTTTTGCTAGATTCGTTCCTATTTTTATGAAGAGCTTCATCTATTTTTTTAAACTTATGAATTACACCCTTAATAATTGCTATTACTTTAGCAACATTAGAAAACATTAATTTAGAAGGCATTGAAAAAGCTGGTGTAAAAAGAGTAGAAGGTATATTTACCATTTTTTGAATTTGATCCGTTAAAAGTCCATCTACTTTTTTAAAGAATTCCCACTGGTTATAATTTTCTTCTTTTTTTTCAATAACAGTATTTGAACTTTTACTTTTTATATTTCCATTAACTTCTACATCTCCATCAAATTTAAATTTAGACATTTTAAACACCTACTTCTGAAAATAATATACTACCCAATGTTTTATTTATAAAAAAACCAATACTTTTTCCAGATTCTAATTCAAAATAGATTAAAGAAAATTTAGCAACTAATTCTGTATCATCATACTTAATAGGAGTTTGAGCAATCATAACTATATCTAATATAGAATTCTTTTTTTCTTTAAAATATTCATTTATTCTTATATTTTCATATCTTTCAGTTTTTCTTTCATCTAAATCTTTTCTTTTATTCTTTATTTCTTCTATTTTTTTAGCAAAAGCAAAATTCATATTTATTTTAGCTGAGCTTTTATCCATACCAGATATAAAATCAACTATACTTTCATTATCTACAAATTTCCCATTCTTAAAAATTTTTTCATTTTTTAAATATGCTATTCCGCCAAATAAAAAGTTTTCACTTTTTAAATCTTTTATAATGCCAAATTTAATATTTTTATTCATTTAACACCTATCTTTTAAATCCAATATAAATTGGAATATGATCACTAACCATTCTTTTATTTTCAACTGGATAATTATAAGTAGAAGCATAGAAATAATTAGACATTTCTCCTTCTATTAAATTTTTCGAAACAACTATATTATCGAAAGCATTTTTTAATTCACCTTTGGTATCTATTGTAGTAGCTTCACTTAATTTTACATATAAAGATTCTTTATATGCCTCTGGAAGAACATAATAATAATTATTTAGAACACTATCACCTATATGTTTTTTAATGCCTCTTTCTCCAAAATTAAATAATTGCAAATTGCAATCACCCATAAGTATAGTAGCTACATTTCCTTTACTTTCATTCAATCTTTGTTGCATTACTTTTAGTATATTACTAATAAATTTTCTTCTAACACTAATATCATCAACATCGTAATCTGAAGCTCCATAAAAATTATGAAACCAGAAAATATGTAATTTTGAAACTGGTATATTTAATTCAGAAATATCAATTATTGTTTCTACAAAATATCTTTCTCTTGGTTCTGTTTTTAAATTTCCATTATTATCTTTACTTATTACTACTTTTTCAACAACTCCACTTTTGTGCAATTTAGAAACTTTGTTTTTATTTTTTGAAAAAATAACTCCATATTCTGAACCATGATGATTTGTAAATAATGGACCTAAAGTTTCACTACTATTATTTTCTGGTTCTATATTTTTAATGTAACTTTTATATGTATAATCAGAAATTAATTTTGTTCCATTAACTTCCTTATTAAAACCATCGTATATTTCAACCATTAAAGTTACATCAAATGTTTCAGTTATATAATTTTTAACTGTTTTTTCTTTAAATAATAAATTCTTTGTTGCTTTATCTTTATCTTTTATAGGAAAGTTATTATTTAAATTATCTGTACTTTGCAATTGAGTATTGAAAAAAGCTACTGTAAAATCAAACTTTCTACCAAGATTATTTGAAGTAATACTTCCATATGGACTATAAGGAGTTGTTTTAAATTCATTTCTATCTACATCTATTTCTCCTATGATACCTTCATCAGAATGTTTTTGAGTTACTCCAAACATAGATTTTAATAAATTGCTTAATCCAAAAGTTAATGTTTCTGCAACAGTATCTGCTAAAAAAACAACAGCTTTAATCATGGTTTTTCCAAAACTTCTCAAAAGATTTCTTATTTTTATAGAAAAGAAATTTGAAAAATATTTAAAGATTCCTTCTTGATAATAAGCATTTTGATATCCAAAAGCTTTTTCTAAATTGTCTGGTATTTGCATTATACCTTTTTTTAACATTGGATAAAATCTTATTGGAATAATTGATGGAGTAAAAGTTAATCTACTTCTTTCTGTTGCAATATCACCAATATTACTTATTCCTTTTCCATCTTCAAAAAAGACATATCTAAAATTAGTATACTTTTCAGAATGTGTTATATATTTCATATAATAAGCAAATACTTTATTAATAATATAACTATCAGATTCATCTAAACCACCAGCTACATTTTCTTTAAAAGAATTCATTAACTTATAAGAAATATCATTACTATAAGTATCAACAACAGGATCTCTTATTTCAAAAGAAGCACAAACTTTCAAAATAGTTATCAAACCTCTTGTATCTAAAATATGTTCAAAAGACATTATTTTAAATATTCCTTGTAAAGAAGCCGTTTCATCTATTAAAGTAATTAAATCACCTATTTGAATATCTTTATTATAAAGAATAGTAATAGTTCCTTGATATGTCAATTCAAGTTCTTTAATTAATTGAGTAGCCATATAATCTCCTTGTATTAGGAAATTATCTTTTGTTATTTCTTCTCCAATATTATTCAATACATTTGGTATTGGTTTTTCTATAATATCATTTATAACACTACTATTAACAACACTTAATATTATCTTATCTTCTTTATCTTCACCATCACCTGTAACAGTAGAAACAGAATTAGCAGTATTATTTATTTTTATATCATGAGAAATTAAATTTATTTTACTAATAGCAAAATGATTTTCACTAAATTTTCTTGAACCATTTCTAAAAAGATTTTTTTCAAAATTAGAAAATATACCTTGTTCTTCATTATTTTTATTTTCTTCTGGTTTAAAATCATAAGCTACATCAATATATTTTTCTTGAATAGAGTGATTAAAAGCATCACTAAATAATCTTAATGGGTTTGAAGTATTATTTTTACTTTCTATTTTTTTATTTTTAATTGAAGTTGTTTCTAAATCATCATTTTCTTTTTCATTAATTTTATTTAAAAAATCATTAAAGACTGAATTATTTTTCCATTTATATTTTATTGTGTTGTAAAACAAATGAGAACGACATAATAATAGTGTTTCATAGTCGGCGTTTTCTCTAACATCCCATGCAGAAGTTAAAACTAAATTTTCATAAAAATTCATAACTTCTGGAAAAGTATTATTTGTAAATTTCATTTTTAACTTAACATCAGAGCCATCTGCTATAAAATTATTACTTACTAAATGTCTTGAAACAACAACATCATTTTCATTTTGATTTTCTGGTTTTGAATCGGAATTATTATGAACTTTATATGAAATTATATTTCTATTTGGAAAAAATGGAATATTTGGATCAAAATCTCTATTTTCTATAATATCAGCCATTATTATAATGCACTCCTTATTAATTCAATATTTTTATTAGCTCTTCTTTTATCTTGTTTGTAATAATTAGAATTCTTTATTGCATCTATAGCTTCTTCTAAATTACCTTTTGAAATATTATCAATAAAATCAGTTGTTTGAGCTAAACTATTAAACCAACCTTGATAATTCATATCAACTAAAGCCATTTTTATATTATTATCTAACTTATCCCAATTATTTTTAAAATATTTTTTAGGAACTCTTGAATAAACATCTATTGCTTTATCTAAAATTTCATTAGCTTTTTCTTCATTCATATATTCATTATTAACAAAATATTTTTGATAATCTTCTTCTGAAAAAATTTCTCTATTAAGTCCAGCACCTCTTTTTAAAAATCCATAACCTATTGACTGAGAATCTTTATCTTTATATAAATTATTTTTAAAGCCTTCATTAGATATAATATGTTTTTTTAATTTGTCTTTGTATTCTTTATCTATTGTTTTTGGTATATTTGTTTTTGGTTGCACATTATTTTCTTTATTATTTAAATTACCAGAAACACTATCATTAAAAACACTAATATAATAAGGATTACTTGTACTAAAAAATAATGTTGGATCTAAATAATAGAATAAATCATTAGATGATTTTTCTAAAGCTAATGGTTTTTTATCTGTTCCTTTGGATTTTATTTGTTCATATATTTGTTTTGCCATTGGGTGCTTTTTATAAAGCATTACTTGGAAATGCAAGTGTTTTCCTTGACTAGCTCCAGTATCACCAACTCTTCCTATTACATCTCCCTTATAAACTTCAGCACCATTTTTTAATGAACTTTTATTTTGCATGTGAGCATACATAGTAGCAAATAATCCACCATTATGTAATATTATTAAATAATAACCAGCACCTTTTTCTTGATAAGCATTTGCAAAAACTTTGCCATTAGCTACACAATAAATAAAATTAGTTCTTCCTTTTTGCATTAATGGACTATTTTTATAATCTACGCCAACATGTCTTCTTGTTCCATTACTTCTAGGTGAACCAAAACTACCATAAGTTGTTTGATCAGATAAAAAATCAAGAGGTTGCCTTATATAATTAGAAGAATAATTATTAGGATTATACTCAAATGGTTTTTCATTGTTAGTTTTATTAGTATTTTTATTTTTTAAATATACATCAGACATAGTATTTTTATTAGTTCCGTCTTGTTCTATGTATCCATAAGTTTCATAATCTATATCAATAGGATATATATTTTTTAAAGAATTACCTATACTAGCAACATTCTCGATTTCTTCAGCATTCATAAAAGTTCCAAAAGCTTTTGTTAAATTTTCTTTATTAGCTAAAGTTAAAGCCAACATATTTGTATCTCTATTCAAACTAGTTTCTTTAAATTGATTAGAAAAATACTTAGAAATATTATCTCTTAGTTGTGACATCATCAAAATTGTTGCAACTGAAAATGAACTAGTGCCTATTTGGAAATAAGTTTGATAAAGTCTAGAGTTAAATGCTTCAAATAAATATCCATTAGGATTATTTATTCCAGATAATTTATTAATTACTAATTGCCAATATTGGTTTTTTTCATGTTTATCATCAGATAAATTAGCACCAGAAGACATATTAGCTTCTTCTATTTCTGACATTGTTAATGGTTTATTTTCTGGTTTTTTAGCTGTATTATTAATTTCTTTATTAGATTCTTCTTGTTTAATATCATGGGCCAAAATAGTTTCGTTGTTTAAATCTAAATTATATGGAATTACATTATGAAGTGAAGAAGCAAAATCAACGCAAGTAATAACTGTTGTATTTCCAATTTCTTGAGAACTAGCAATCATACCATTAAATACAGAATAAGAATCATCAAATGTATATCCTAACATTATTCTTATTTCATTACCTGGTTTTATAATATATGATTTTATAGTTCCTTCTTCCATAGTTTTAACAGAAAAAGCTCCATCACCAAAATTAAAAGTATTTTTATTAGGAGTTGATATATTTATAATTGCAGTTTTAATTTTAGTTTTTGGATTTTTACTTATTGAAATACTAACTACATTTTTAACTTGTAAATAAACTTCCTTAAACTTATTTTCTTCTGTTGTTGTAGTTAAATTTATTAATACATAATAATCTGGAAATAAATTATCTAAATTATCTTTTATTATTTTTGATATATTTAAAAAATTTTGAAAAGGATCATTATTAGCAATAATTCTACTTTTCATTAATGTATTTATATAAGTTTTATTTCCAGTTTTTCTTGTGAATTTAGCTTTATTATCAGAAGGTAAATGTATTCTTCCTATAGAAAATGATGGAACAAAATAATTTGTACTTTCATAAATTTCCTCGTTTTCTATTATTTCAGAATATTTTTCACTATTTAAAAATGCAGTTCTTTCATTTTCAATAAAAGTTTCTACATTAAAAAATCCATCTTTAGCTTCGTTTTCATAAAATACTTTATTTATTAATGAATACATAGTTATTTTAGGAAGTTGATTTCCATATAGATAATCATTATCTTTTTTACTCAACATATTAATAGTTTGTCCAATATTACTATTAATCATACTATAATCTGTTTCATTTAAATATTTACAGAAAGAATTAAAAATTTCTTTATTTCCTTCTTTTTTTATATATTCACTTTCCCAAAACATTTTATCTTTATTATCTAAATCATAATTATATAAATTCAAAACTGTTCCTAATAAATTAAATGTAGTATTACAAGCATGATAAAACATATCAGTCCTATCACTTATTTTTAAAAATAATGGTAAAGATAAACATACTCCATATAATATTAAATTTAATTTTTCATTCTTTTTTAAATAAAAATCACCATCATATTCATTTGTTTCAATTATACTGTAATATGTTAATCTTAATAAAAAGACATTATACATTTGATAAGCTATATCTTTTTTATTATTTTTCCAAAAATCTTTTAATTCTAAATAATAATCTTTAACTAAATTTTTTATATAGTCAATATCTTTATTTAACTCATTGTAATATATTTCTTTTATTATTCTGTTAATAAATCTTTCATCATTAAAAGTATTTATAAACATATTAAATAATAATTCAATTTTTTCTTCTATAATAGTAAATATTCTTTTATAGTTTATTGTTTTATTTATAAAAATTAAATTTTCTTTTGTCTTATATTCAAAAAAAACTTTATATGAAATTTGCCCCAATCTAATTAGATATTCTTCAAAAAATTTTCTAATTACCTTTAGTTCTATTTCATTTTTTTGATTATTTAATTTGTGGTTAAACATTTCTAAAGATATTCTTCTAGCTACTTGTTCTACATAATTCACATTTATAGATTCGTCAATATTTATATTTTTTATAAAATCTTTGTTATATTTTAACTTATCAGTTATCCATATAGCTGAGTCAAAAACATTCATAGGGTTATAAAATACTTTAAAATCACTTACAGTTAGAAATTTAGGAATTTTTTCTCTACTTAAAAAAAATGTTAAAAAATTTTGAAAATTTTGAGATGGAACTTTATTTAAATTTTGATTATCATTTATATGCGTACTTTTCATAGGTTTATTTCTTACATCATAAAGAACATTATTGTAGTTAGTAAAAATAGTTGAATATGAAGAAATTAAATCTAACCATCTAATATCTGGTGACGACTCTAATTTACTTTCTTTTATTATATTTTTTACAGCTTTTGATAAATTTGCAATAGATGGTACACATTTTTTTTCAAAAGAACTAAATAATCCCCATGAACCCTTAAATTCAAGAATATTCATATTTAAATAATTATTTAAAGTTTCTAGATAAGAACCAGTAATATTATTAGTGCTAGCTTTTCTTTGAAACAAAACATCTCCTAAGTTATCATTATTGTTTATAAATGCTTCTTGAGAGAATCTATATCCATTAATAGAAAAAACCATAGTTACAATTATTCCATGTTGATTTTCTAAACTGTTAAAATTCATATTTATTATATTTCCAGAATGAAAATCAAATAATTGAATTAATGGATGATCTATTTCTAATTTATGATTAATTATATTTTTATCAGAAATAGTTTTTAATTTTTGAACTATTGTTTTTTCTTCTTTTTCATCAAATAATAATTTAACAGAAAAATTAGTTTTACCTATTCCTAAAATAGATTTTTCTAATATACTACTTCCCTTTATTGGTATATAAGCTATATTATTATTTGTTATTAATTCTATTTCTATTATATTAGAATTTGGTATTTTTATTTTTTCAGTTATTTCATCTAATTTTGTTGCTATTAATTCTTGATTATCTAAATCATCTTTTGAAATGCCAATAGCTGACATATTTTTTTCTTTTTCTGCATTATCAGATTGGTTATCCGTTCTTATTTTCTTATTAATGTCAGCTTCTTCTTTTAGCCTAAAACTTTTAAATGTACTAGCTAAAATATTATTTTTATAAATGGCATTTAATGAATTTGAATTATAATAATTCAATGATATTCCAATAGAAGTATTTTTTAATTTTGAAACACAATTGGATATTTCTTCTTTTATAATGTCAAAATTAACTTGTTTTTTCCATTCTTCAAAAACTTTTAAATATTGTTCTAATTCTTTTTCATCAAATGAATTTTTATATAAACTTAAATTCATAGATACATCATATCCATCAGAAGTTTCTACTTTATTTTTAATTGACATATTTTCTAATATCATACATAAACAAGAAATGTTTTTTCTTAACGCATTGGTTGAATTTGTTTCGTTATCCCCATTAATTTTTTTTATTAACTTATCATTAAAAATAAGTCTTTCTTCAGTTAATGAATTTTTTAGAGAAGATGAAATTTTATCCATTAAATAATCATTTTCTACTGGTAATACGCCTTGAGTTCTAAATAAAGAATAAATATATGCAAGTTCTGATAATTCATCAGTTTTTAAAACAAAATGAATATTGATAGTTTCAATATTACTTAAATTCATTTCAGACATAGTTTCACCAAATCCTCTGATAGAATCTAGTCCTTTCGCATATCTTGATGTATCAAAAATTATATTTCTAAAACCAGTTTTTGATAATGGTATTCCGTTAAATTTAACTAATTTTTCAAAAACTTTCTTTTCCACTTTTTTCACCTTCTCTTAAATATTAATATATAATTAAAACATTTTAATTTATTTTGTTCAATTTAAACCTAAAAATAAATTCCGCTGCGTAATTTATTATTATTTGTAAAAAACAAAATAAGTAGTAAAATATTGTTAAATATTTTAAAAGGAGTGAAAAAATGGAAAGAATTATAGAAACTAATAAAACTTATCAACATTTTAAAGGAGAATTATATAGAACAATAACTATAGCTGAACATTCTGAAACTGGAGAAAAATTAGTTATATATCAAGCCTTGTATGGTGATTATAAAATATATGCTAGGCCATATGAAATGTTTGCTTCTGAAGTTGATAAAGAAAAATATCCAAATGCAACTCAAAAATATAGATTTGAAATATTAAAGCTGGAAAAATAATTCCAGCTTTTTTTATTTAAAATGTATCTCTTATATTAGTGTTAATTTGATATTGGCCCATTCTTCTTTGAATGTTATTTCTTGAATTTAGTCCTTGTTCTTGTTGATTTATTTGATCATTCATTTCTAAATGAACAACAGTTCTATTTCTATTTATTAAATTAAAGAATAATCCAAGAGTAACCATAGCTCCACCAGCAAGAACTCCAGTTTTATGCTTTTCAGAAAAAGATTTCATTTTTTTTTGGAGTTTTGTTGCAGTATTTTTCATTTTATCAGCAACCTCTCCAACAGCATCTATTTTTTTAGTTTCAACTATTTCATCAGAGTTTTTTTCAACTGCATTTAATATTTCTTCTTTTATTTGTTTAGTATTTTTATTTATATCTGATAAATTAATGTTATTTACATTTTCTTGAACCTCTTCAATTTCTTCATTAAGATTCATTCCTTTTGTAACATTAATAGAAGTTTTTTCTATGTCGTTTTCTATTTGTTTTTCATTAATTTCTTGTACAGCTTCTTGGACTGAAAAGTTTTGTTTAGTAGTAGATATATCTTCTATTTTTTCATTTAATCCTTTTTCTACTTCTTCTTTTTTTATTTCATTGATTGTTGAAGCAATGTTTTGTTTTTGTTTAATTTCATTATCTATTACATTTTTTATTTCATTTTGTTGAGAATAATCTTCAAATAGTTTTAATTGTTCAATAGATTTATCTTCTTCTTTTAATAATTTTTCAGAAACATTAATATTTATTTCATTTTGATTATTAATTTCTTTTTCAGAGTAATTTATTGAATCGTTCTTTAATTCATTTTCAATAATATCACTAATTTTATTTTTATTTTTTATAACTTCTTCTTTTTCATTAATAATTTCTTGTAATTGTTTTGAATTAATTTCAGATTCTGTTTTTGAATTTATTTCATTTTGCATATCTGAAATAAAATTAAAATCTTTTTCTTGATTTGAAGAATCTATAATATTATTTTTTATTTTATTTTCATTTGTTTGAACTTCTTGTTTAATAACTTCATCAATAATTTTTTCATTATTATTAATTTCTTCAATAATTTCTTCTTGTTCTGGAACCTCTATATCTTTTATTTTATGTTTTTTTCCAAAAACAAAATTAAAAGCACTTATTGCTTTTTCAGATAAAACAGAAGTTGTTTCAGACAAAAATTCTAATAAATTTTTTTCTCTTTTAAATTTATTAAATATTTCAGAAAAAGATTTTGAACCTTCTCTATCCTTAGAAAATTTATCAAATATATCTGCAATAACAACACCATTTAAATGTGAAAAATATCTTTGCATTTTTTTATAACTTTTCTGTTCAATAATTCCATTTTCTATTTTTACACCAAACCATTTAGAAACTCTATCAAGATTAAATTCATCTATACTAGAAATATTATCAACATCATTTAGTATTTCATCAGAAAAAGTACCCATTAATTTCAATAAATTTTTAACACTGTTTTTTGCATTATTAATTAAAATATCATCAGAACCGTAAAGTTGTCCTTTAGATGTAAAAACTCTAAAATAATCATTGATGAAATTAATTTTTTTCAAATCTTCTTCTGTTCTAGCTGAATAAATATTTGCAAAAGTATTTTTTAATCCATTTAGTTCTTTTATATTTATAGTTGTCATTCCAACACTTTTTAACAATGATTTATGGTATTCAATTAATGCTTCTGCACTATCTTGTCCATGTTTAGAAGAAATAGCTTTTTCTTGTAATTCTCCATAAAGATCATCTCCAGTTAAAACTTTTATCAAAGTTCTAAAATTATCAATTTCATCTTTTTTTAATTTTCCATCTTTATCATAAAAACTTCTAAAATCTTTTAACCACCAATCTTTAGCTGAATTTTTAATATCACTTTTTTTAGTTATAAAATCTATTTGATTTTCTAAACTATCATCTAATACTAACTTTCTAACAAATTTAGACTGTTCAGTCAACTCCACATTGGCTCTTCCAGTTTTTATATTATCAAGATAAGCTCTTAAATAAGTTGGAGTACCAAAATCTGAAAACATTATTTTTAAATTTTTATTATCTTTTTCTAAAATTTCTTTAAAAACTTCATTAAGTTTTTCTGGATTTGTAATTAAATTATCAACTAATTCTTGTTCAACTTCTGACAACTTTGAAAATAAATTTGAACTTTTTATTGAATATAAAGTTTTTAAACTTTCTTCAACATTCATATTTCCTAATTTATTTTTTGAAACACTATCTGAGTGTTTATATAGATTGTACCAAAAACTATTTTTTGCATTTACTTCTTTTCCTAAAGAATCACTATAAAACTTATAATATGTATTCATATGAACAGTTTTCTTTGCATCATCTAATTCATCAATTAACTTATCTTCCCACATAGATAATGCGTTATCATAAGTTTTAATTATCGGAAATAAAGTATTTTTTAAATACTTTCTTTGTGTTTCAACAGAACTTGTTTTAAATTTAGAACCATAAATAATATCATCAAAAGTTTCTTGTAATAATTTATTTCCATTTTTATTTTTCATTTCATATTTTTTTATTTCTTCAAAAATATCTATGTCTTTTCTTATTGCATTTAATAAATTATTATCTCTTTTTATTTCTTTTGCAATTTCATTTAATTGTAAATTTTTATTATTTCCAAATAAATCTAAACTTGATAATATGGCCGCATAAATTTTATCGCCATCATAATCACCATTCATAGCCTGCATAGTCATTCTTCCTATATTATAAGAAGTAATTCTATCTGAAATTCTTTCTAATTCACCATTTCCAAAAAGTGTTTGTAAATAAGGTACTTCTTGAATATCTTTATCACCAATAGATGAAATTCTTGAATATAAAATTGAAGTTTGATAAATAGTAGGGTTTCTTGCTAAAACACCATAAGCAGTTTCTTTACCCTCATATTGAGTTCCTTTAACTAATTTTTTGAAATAATTTTCATTTATTAAAGAAATTCCTATTACATCATCTAATTCTTTTGAAACTTGTTTTTTAGATTGATTTATAAAATTAAAAATTTCTTCATTACTAGAACCATTTTTTTTCATTTTTATAGCATTTTTTACTATTTCTTCAAATCTATCTTGATCGATAATATCTCCATAAATTCTTTTATTCATATTATCTATTTTTTTAAATTCAGAAACTATGATATCTTTATCTCTAAAAATATTATTTTTATCAAAAAATAAATTGGTTTCACCTTCATCCATATTATAAAAATACCTAATAAAAGCATCTGATATTGCTGAACCTTCCGAAGGAGATATGTTTAAAGAATTTTTAAATCTAGCATCTAAACCATCTTCAAGAGAAGTTGTTATTGTGGTTAAAAATTTTTGATTTCTTTTATCTACAAGTTCTGGAAGTTTTGTAATTTCACTTTTCATTCTTCCGTCTAATTGGTTTAAGACTTTTTTAAAATATTTTTCATTTACAAATTCATTTAAAAAATTATCAATTTCTGAATTTATTTCATTGTTTGAATTATTTACATAGTTAATAATATCATCTGGTAGTTGTTGATAAATATATTTATCAACTCTTTTTTTAACTTCTGTTAATTTTTCTAAAAAACTAGTTACTCCATTATCTCCTCTATGTTTTGTTGATAATTCAAATTCTCTTTCATAACTAGAATAAAATTGAAAAGCATTAGGAAAAAACTCATAATCTCCAGTTAATTTCCAATCAAACATTTCTTGTATTTGTTTATCTATTACTATTTTTCCACCAGAAAGTCCAATACTTTGCGAAGGGCTAAGTGAATCTATAACAAAATTATCATCAAAAAACTTTTTAAATCCAAAATCATAATTATTTTTGACAAAAGTGAAAAATTTCTGGACATCATTCAAGAAATACACATTATTTTTTCTAATGAAATAAAAAAGGAATTGGTTGATTTTTTTAACAATTGTTTATTTTTTGGTGAGTTTATTCAGTACTCATCTGATTTTGATAAACATAAAATTGTGCGGCAAACTCTTGATCGTGAAGTTATAGATTGGGAAGAGGATACAGAGTAGCGTAGAAAGCGTAGCCCACATAGGTAATAACTGTATTTTTACCCCTGTCGGGCGAAAATGCAAAAACTCAAATCAAGCCGCTCGGATACTGTTTCCGGCAAAGTAATCACGCATCCGGGCGTTCAATACCATCAGTAGTTTGCGCACACACGCCGTAACGGCAACGAATAAGCGGTTCAGAACTGTGTTGCCACCATGGTAGCCATATACAGCGCCTTATGTACTGCAGGCCTTCCACCGAAGTAGTGGCTTTTGAATTTGGTTTCGTCGCCCCTGTCTCAGGTGCAGCGCGATGCCGACCAGACCCGCTATCCGATTGTTCGGCAACCGTTTCAACTCGGGCAACATCGCAAGAGGCATTCTATATAATTACAGAAAACCATGATCGGCGCATGATAGGAAGATTTCCATTAGTCTGTGGTAAATGTGGTAATTCAGTAGATGGTTGATGAATATAATTGTTTAACAATTCAATTAAGGAAAATATCATGTTTTTGGAAGAAGACGACAGATTCGACAGGGTACACTTGTGGTTAGGAACTGTAACAGATTCAGAAGATCAGTATGAGCAGTATTTCGAACAAGATAGTTTGCCAGAGGGTGTGTTTTGCCCTTTTTGTAAAGATATTGGATTAGATGAAGAATACGATGAAGACTATATTGGAATTATTCCTTTATTTCCTAAAGTAGTTTCTTTGAATAAATTATTAGTTGAAGCTGCGGTAGATGAATCTGAATTACCAGCCGTAAAAGCAAAATGTAAAGAGCTGGGTTTTACAAAAGGTAATGCTGTCTTATGGTATTCAGATCCTGACTTAAAAATTTCTCCAGATAAAAAATATAATGGTTTAACATATATCGGTGAGTTTCGTGGAGATTAATATGCAAAAAGCGTAAGCACTAAT